TTAACTGAACATTTTTTAGAATACGTTCTTCTGCAACCTTAATAAAGTTTGATAAATTGTTAACAAACGTTGTTTCAGAATTTTCGGTGTAATCCTGTATTGCAGTTTTAAGTGTAGCAAAAGTAAAACTCATGTTGTCACCGTAACCTCTCCAACAGAGGCAAAAGCGCGAATTGCAACCCCTCTTTCAGGAAAACCCCCGGGTCCCACAGAAACAGTTTGTGGTTCTGTTCTATCTGGTCTTGCGTCTTTTAAAGCTAACGCATCTATCACAGTTGGAAAGGGCTCAAGTTGCGACTGCTTAGGCTCAAACTCATCTTTACCTACAAGAGAGCCATTCCATTCTTTTCGCATATCTTTATACTTATAACGAAACCCGGATCTATCAGATATGGCGTAAGCGTGTTTACCTTGTGCAAAGCGAGGCATTAGGAGCTCCTAAAATATTCATACTGAGGCACTACGTTAAAAGAAGCTCTGTCTCTATCCTCAGTCATTGCTCTTTCAAACTCCTCCTCATATACGGCTTTTAACATCTGTGTTCTGTTTGGGGCTCTTTTCATGCTTATGTAATAAGCAAGGCCTGCTGCCAAACATGGAAAGAACCGAAAGGGCATATCCATCGTATTAATAAAGGTATCCGCATCATCCATACGCGTTAGTGCATCAAAAATGATAGTGTCTGTGCTGTTTTCTGGAGTAGGCCATATTTTCAATACAGGAGTAATCTGTCTATCCAGAAAGAATTGATTGGGTCGTCCTGTTGTGCTTTTAGTTGGTATACCTAAATATGTAGACCGGCTAATTCGTTCCATAGCAAAGTCCGTGCTACTACGCCTTACCACAACGGATAATATGTCAATCACATTAGTGTTAAGGTTGTAACTAGCTGTCCCAGAGGTGAGGGCCTGTGTAGTTTGTGTAATAGTCCATTGATTAAGACCACGATTAGCCCACTCGGCTAACATAAGATTAAGAGAACGCTTGGCAGATTTAAGGTCGTAGCCCGTTCTAACCTCTAAACCACAACGTTCAAAAGCCTCTTCAATGTATTCTGCAACGTCAAGTTCGAAGTCTGTGCTATCTGATACGGCCATTTACTCATCCTTGTTTGCGTACATATTATCAAAAATTTGGTTTACGTCCAACACATAATCTAAATCAGACTTTGAGTAATGTATATGTTGCGATGGTTTAAAGTCCGGAGGACCTTCTCCCGTTTCAAACCATGCAGGATGAGTAACACGAACACGATTGTTTGGCAAGGCTACAATATTACCGGTGTAGTCGCCGGCATCTAGTAAGGTAAGAACATGACTTTGTTTATGCTGTGCAGGGTCATCCGCTATCTCGCTATCGGTATAATCAACGGTAAAATGATATTTTGCAGGATAAAACTCACCCCCTATCTTTGCCATCCATGGACACGGAGTTGCTCTATCTAAGGTATATACAGCGTGATGATGAGAAGCACAATCCCAAGGCTGTGCTAAATATGTCTCCATAGGATCTGGCCATCCCTCAAAGTCAAAATCTCCTACAAGTGCAGTAATGGGCATTCGCGCCCACATAGCCCCACCGTGCACATTAGGCTCATCGTCATCGTTCTCGCATCCTGTAAATATTACTTGAAAAGACAAACACCTATTGGGCATCGTCGTGACAGCAATAGCCATCGCGTGCAAAAACTCACCATGATACTTCTCATGGTTGTGTGTATATTCTCTACGCACCCAACATTTAAAATGCGGGATGTTACTTTGTAAATACGGCAAATTTAGGCCTTTTTAGTATCCTTGACTAACTTCATTCCTTTTTTCTTCGCTTCGGCCCGTAGTTGTGCAACGGTCATAGTCTTTTTAGTTGGCCCACCTTTACTCATCATTCGGGGCTTGACATTACCGCCTTTCTTCATCATGCGAGGTTTAACATTACCACCCTTTTTCATCATACGAGGCTTAACATTACCACCCTTTTTCATCATACGAGGCTTAACATTACCACCTCTTTTCATCGCATATGTCTTCTTTTTTCTCATAAGTTTCTCCTAAGTATACAAAGTTTTCTTACGCCGGTTGGACATTACTGCCCCACACCCTCGTGCGATAAATCGTTTACCTTTTAAATTTACACCATCTTTTTCAACTTTTCCACCTTTATCGTAACCTAAAGGCAACCCTTGAAGCTTTTTTCCTGTCACAGTGAACGTGTCTCTAACTCTCCTGCTCACATCTTTTAGCGGTATTGTTCTATCTAAGAACTGTGAATAACTTATTTTTTTAGTTGTAAAATCATCAATAGCCTTGATGTATTTTCTCTCATCTCCCGTATATGCCTGTCTTGCTCCCATTATCGTACATGACCTCCATTACCTAAACGAACAACAGCCTGCTTTGTGTTTTTAACAACAGTCTTGCCTTTTGACCCTTCGCGTTTTTTCTTTTTAGCCGTGGTAGCACGTTGTGACTTAGTTAAGGATTGTGCCTTACTACGAGGCAAACATCTATCAGGGTTCTTCTTATCTTTAGATGTACCACACTTACCCTTAATTTTGCCGTCCGTACCAATACGAACCCAGTCTTGTTTAAGCCATTTTTTTAAGTCGCCCATTATGCTTTCTTCTTTTTCTTCTTGCCCTTAGCGCCTTTTGCATAGTTTGGATCTTTACAATATTTACTTGCCGCTAAATTTGCGTAAGCACTTGGATATGTATCAAAAGTGCGCTTCGCCCAAGCTTTACCAGAGGGACAAATCTTACCCCCGCTTTTCATTTTTACCACTCCGCCCTTGGCCATTCGTATTGGGGGACACGCTCCGCTGCCTAGGTTTACCTTAGTTCTTGATTGCGGCTTGCTCATATTTTGCACTCCTTTTAATAAAGTCTTCCCATAAAGGTTTTAACATAGCGTTGTTCTGTTCAATCTTAACAGACATCACGGCTATTTCTTTATCTACATTAATAAGGGTTATAGTCATCCATGCAATAGCACCTAATGATAACGTGGTAATACCACCAATAAAAGCTTGTTTAATTAACACCGCCATCTTCTCCTCGCTTGTCTCAAACGGCTATTTGGATTTTTAGCCGCTTTTGGAAACTTCTTCATCTGTCCGGCGCTTCTTGCACAAAATGACTTACGCCTTGATTTATCTTTAGCTGTTAGGTTCTTCTTTTTTGTAACAGCCGTTCTTAACTTACTTCCCGGATTGTCGCGTCTGTATTTCGCCACACCGGCTTTGGTCATTCCCGCTCCAGATTTAGTGGAGCGGAAATACTTTTTTGTCTTAGGCGGTTGCTTATCGCGCCTAGTTTTAGTCATAGTTCTTACGCATCATCAAGATGACGGTATATGTGTCTGCACTAGAGTGTCCTACTGTGGTAAAATCAATATCACCAGTCACGCCAGACCCCGCATTGTTTTTAAGACCACCAAACTCACTGTAATCGTGATGTCCACTTTGGTTTTCACCTAGCTCTATAATAAAAGCATCTGACGTAGCATCAAAAAACAGCCTTACTTTCATGCCTATACACTGCCACCATATCTTATCTATAGCAACGGACGTACAGGTTTGACCATGACCGTTAGTGTTTAGTGCGCTTACATCAACTTTTTTAACAGCAGCTTCACCGGTTCCATCTGAAATGTTCGTAAACTTCATCACAAGCTTTTTGTCGTTATCGACAAGCGTTTGTGAGGTTACTGCATCAGCCATGTTACCCTCCTTAATATACTGAGTATTCTAGCTCTACTGTAAACCTACCTGCTGTGATATCCGCGTTTACTGTTGTAGTGGCTCTAGCATATAGATGCACATTGGCAACAGCCGCCGTTATATTTGGCACGAAGATGTGATAGTTACCCGCTGAGTTATTGAAGTTAACATCAATCTCTGTAATAGACTGCGTGGCACTTAATTGCTCGTGAAAGGCTGTTACACCTGCACCTACAATCTCTGTGCCTGATACGGCTGCGTTTGTAGCTGTTCCAGAAGTAGAGCTTAACGCTAGGTTACCCGCAAGAGTTTGACCTGCTGCTGTAGTAATCCCAATTAACGCTCTGTGTACAAATATCTTTGATGGTGTTACTAGATCATCAGGAGCATCTACGTTTAATGTTCCCAACTCTACAAGACAGTCACCGTCTGCGTATGCTGTTGCAGCAGCGTTTGTGCTCGCGAGGGTTCCCGCGAAAGATTGTATCTTTCTTGTACCCATAGATACAAGTTGACCTGTTGCATTTACTGAAAAACCAGTTTCAGTTACAGCACCAGTAGAGGTGCTTTTATTGATGGTTTTGAAACCACCTTCAGATCGTACTGGACCTGAAAAAGTTGTGTTAGCCATGTTTATCTCCTTGTCTTGGCAAATGTCAGCCACACCATGTGACTGTCAAGGTAGTTTAAGTATACACAAAAAAAAGAGGGCGACAAGAGCCGCCCTCAATTATTTAGGTTTTAAGGAAATATTATGCGCCCGGCGTACCGAACACGCAACGCCAATCTGAAACGCCAAAGCTATAACGCTCTCTAGCCTTGAATCTCATATTGCCGGTGTCAAAGTCACCTTCCATAGCTGTTTTAATCGGTGCACGATTAAAGTATTTAAAGCCATTAGGTGCATCTGTTTTGATAAAGAACGCATCCGTATCCGTCAAGAAATGGTTAACTACCGCGCCTTGTGGTAGCATACCCATATTATTGATAGCGTTTGCATCGTTATCGGCAGTTCCAGACCTAAGATTAGAGTTAATAACTCTTTCAGCAATAAACTGAAGCTCTTTGGGTATGATTAGCTTCATACCTCTAACAGCTATCTTTAGCCCTCTTTCATCGGTGAAACCTGCTATATCTATAAGCATTTGCTCGAGCGATGTTTCGTTCAAATCAGCCGCCACAGAAAGAAGGTTTCTTTGATTACCGTTTAAAGATGGGTGTGAAGATGAGCAAAGAGCAGCACCATCACCTACAGGGTTACTTGTGCTAAACGCATTGTTCAGAATAGAAGCAGCTTTAATCTGCTTTGTCTGAGCCATGGATCTAGCCAAAGCTTTTGTGTAACGTGACGCTAACCTGTCATACAGATTATCCTCAATAGCTTCCTCAGTAATAGCGAAAGCCAAAGCGATTGTTTCGTGAGTATAGCGTGCTGTGAAAGTTTCTTGCGCTGAGTCAAAGGAAACAGTGCTTCCTTCTTGCTTTGTTGGCGCTGTACTGAAACCTGCAAGCATCACTTCCTCTTCAAACG